CCCCTCCTCAAAAAACGACCGCCATACCCGCAAATGCTGGCGGATATGGCATCCCAAACTTCTTTCTATACCGCAAGATCAAGGTCAGGGCGACGCTTTCGTGACCTCGCTGATCGGGCCGTTGCCATCGAGCGTGCCCGAAAGGGTAGCGGCGCCGTCATGCGGCACGTCCTTGCTGAACTCCGTAACTGCCGCCCAGCCGCGCTGATAGCTCTTGTCCGGGTACTGTAGCTTGATGTCGACTGTCTTACCCGCACGAAACGCGACTTCGAGCGCTTCCACGCCCGCATCGTTGAGCATGACAAGCCCCGAAAGGTCGATGCTCCAAGACTTCATGCCCGCGAGCTTCGAACTCCATCCGTCCGTCGCCTTGTCCGAAACGTCAATGGAATCCGCTTTCTCCGTCAGCTTGCTGTTCCTCTGCCCGCCGATGACCGTCCAGACAGGCACGGCGAACGTACCTGTGTTAATCATAAGTAGGTAGTCCTTGCCCACCGTCGCCGTCGAGATGTTTGGATTGATGGGCAAATTCTCTGGTCTGATTGGCATTTCTTATCCCTCCATATCTTGTAATTGTACTTCGAGGCGCAGCGTCGCGCTGTAGCCTCTAATTTCCCGTTGGTTCGTGCGAACCTCCGTGATCTCCTGATCGAAGGCGGCAAATCCAGCCGCCTTCATATCGAGCCGCACCGCCGTGAGCACCGTAGCCACATCGTCTAAGATGCCATTGACCTCTGTGCGGCTGTTCGCGCCGCTGTAGATTTCCAGCTCCATTTCCGCCGTGCAGAGCGCCGTATCCTTGGGGTCGTCGGGCAATACGCTGATTTCGCCGAAGACGATGAACGGCAATTTTGCCTTGTCGTCTACATGCTCATGGATCGGCGTCGTCTGGCATGCCGTCAAGAGGTCGCGAACGGCTTTCTGCAATGCCTGCAGGGGCAGACGCTTCTTTCTCATGGATCAATCGCCTCCTTGAGTGCCTTGATGATTTTCGGCTCCACCTCATCAAGGGCGGGCTTCATGTACGCTCTCGCCTTACGCGCCGGAATAAAAGCATGCCGCGTGAATACGCCCCCGAATTTCAACACCTTCTTTTTCTTTGGCACGAAGAAGGACGCCTTGACACCTTTTTCAAGGAGAATGGAATGTGGTGCCTTGGATTTGACGAACCCACGATTGTTCTTGGCATCGTATTCCATGACGAGACGCCGCACAATCCCGCCCGTCGCAACCGGCGCCTTGCTCTTTGCCGCGCGCAAGGTGTCCTGTGTTCCTGCGCGGATTGCCTCTTTCATTCGTGCTTGTGCCCCGTCACCGTATTTGCCGACATCACACACCGCCTTCTTGATTGCATCTGTCAGGTCACTCTTGATGTAGACTCCCTTTCCCTGTGCCATTACATCTGCACCTCGCTCGTTGTCAATATGATTTCCCCCGGCCGTGTATCGTCAACGTGCTCCACCATGAACTCGCGCGCACCTTCCCTTATCCGCCATCCTTTGGTAACCTCCACAGGGCGCAGCCGCATTCCCTGTGTCACCTCCACCGCCGCCGCGTCGCCGAATACGGCACGGCTCACAAAGCCGGGTTTTAAGAATTCCGCCCAAACCTCGCGCACGGGGAGATAGCGCGTATCACAACCGTTGATCTCATCGAATGGGCTTTCCGGACGCAGGAGCATCACGCGGTGTCGAAGCCGCGCTGCGCGAATCATGGCACACCTGCCGGAACGTAGTTCTGGAGCTGCGTGATCATCGAACGGATGTAGTACGGAAACTCCTGCGCCTTCTCGTCGAGCCCGTCCCGTCGGGTATACATCTCAGCGATGACCGCAAGGCGCAGGATATCCGCCGAGGCTTCAAAGTCCTCGTTTTTGCAGTGTTCCTTGAAGCTGTCAATCGCATTCACAAGGTACGATTCCGCGCCCCTCATGCACTGCCGAATAAGGTCATCTTCAACGTCAAGGTCAACGCGCAGGTACGTCTTGACCTGTTCCAGCGTCACCGCCATAACATACCTCCATTCTTAGGGTAACGTGACCTGTGCCAGCTTTACGGCATCCTTGTCGTCTGCAACGACACCGAACCGTTCCACGCAGCGCAGCGCGGTCGCGTACTTGTCGAAAAGAAAGTCCTGCGAGACGGCAATCTCAACGCCCACACGTTCAAAGAACGCGACATAGTCCGCGAAGCTGCCGATGTAGAACGGGACTTTCTTCGCCGCCGTCGGAAGTGTCCCGTTCGAGACAACGATGATCTCCTTGCCACGGAAGCGGTACGTGTCGGGTGCGGCAACATCGGGCACGAGCAGGGGACGCTTCTGCGCATCTTCGAGTTCAGAGAGCCACTGAAAGCCGTCCTGATTCGTGAGGATGCGCGTATTCGCGTAATAGGCAGGGTCAAGTGTCACATTGGGGATTTTCATGAATCCCTTCGCGTCTGTCACGTCCACTGCCGTGAGCTTCTTCAGGAGTTTCAGAATCTCATCGTTTTCCGTGTTGACCGCCTTGCGTGCGAACCGCTGTCCGATAATCGCCGTGATATTTACATTGGCATCATCAAGCAGCTGGTTCGATACGGGGATGATATCGCCATAGTCCTTGATCTCATACTTCAGCTGACCGAAATCAAAGTCCGACTGTTGGATGCTGTTCAGCTCCTCGAACGCGACGAGCTTTCCCGTCTCATCGCCGAGCGTCGGCATCTTGCCCGACGTGCTGTTTGCGTGCTGGACATGCGCGAAATCTTTGAGTGCGGTGTACGCCTTACGATATTCGCGAATCTGCGTCATCTGCTCCTCAGGTACAAGATATCCGCCCTTTCCCGGCGTTCCCTCCACCATGCCTGGCGAGCCGATCTGATTCACAAACTCACGTTCCTGTGCGTCAAGTGCACGTCCCAGAACGAGCTTGTTGAACACACGGTTACGCATGACCGCATCGCTCACCACCGCCGTTGTGATCGGGGCTGCGTCTCCCTTGAAATTCGTAAGCACCGCCGTCTCCATGGCGACCGCCGCCTCATACTGATGAACGGCATTCGTCAGCTCTTTGGACAGCTCGGCCGCTTCCTCATAACGCTCCTCTTTCTGGAGGTTCTCTACCTGCCCTCTCAGCTCATCCACCGTTTTCTTGAGTTCATCCGATTTCTTCATCTTAAATCATCGCTCCTTTCGCGAGTGCAACGGCGATTTCCGCCCGTGCCTTGCTTACCTGTGCTGCCTTTTGGCAGCATTTTTTCTCATTCTGCTGCTCTTTGGCAGCGTCCTCTTTATGCGCAGCAAGACGCACATCGGCGGGAACATCCTTCATAAATTTCACGCTGCCAACACATGCCGCCATGCATGCGGATTCCAGTACATCAACGTGAAAAAATGCTGCTGCCTGTTCCCCTGTCAGCCACGTCTCCTCATTGACCATCGCACGAATGTCCTCATCGGTCACATCCTCATGCGCAGCCCTCCGATAGGTCGCTTCAAGCCCCTGCTGAATCGTGTCCAGGACATCAGCTTGCCGGCGCAGATCGTCCGCATTGCCGCCTGTATTCCATACGGCGGGCTTATGAATCATCAGATAGGCATTCGCGGGAATCCTGCGCACATCCGCCGCAAAGAATATCTGCGTTGCAATGGAGCAGCACCAACCGTCGACGATTGCCGTTGTACGGCCATCATGGCGTTCAATCATGTTTGCCATCGCAATACCTGCAGGCACGCTCCCGCCGTCCGAATTGATGTAGATCGTGAGGTCTTTTCCGCGCAAGCCGTCCAGCTGCTGACGAATCTTATCAGGCCATTGATAGCCCGTACTGTTCTCACACCACTCATCAATCATCCCGCCTGTGTCGTCGTCGATGATGTTTCCGGAGATGTAGAGTTCCGCGCTTTCCCTTGTCTCATTTCGTATCTCTATCACTTATATCACCTCCCCTCATCATGTAGGCTTTCCCTATATCCTCCAGTTTCACATACGAGCCGTTGACCATATGCACATCCCCGCCCGTGCACGGTGGACTGTCGAGTTTTGCCCGCGCCTCGTTCGGGCTGTAGATTGCCGACTGTACCATTTTTTGCAAGATGTCTGCCTGCTGCGACGGGTCACCGCGCAGAATCACCCATACGTTGAACTTGAAGCACTTCCCCGCCATCTGCTCTGTTTCCGTAAGGAGCTTGCGGTTCATCTCCTGTTCATAGAGCGAGACATTATAGAGCAGGGTATTCACGTAGAACTGGAGGTTCTGCATGGCACTGTTGTTGTAGCTGGACTTCGTGTAGTCGTTCAGATGATCTGGATTGACGCCAAATGCAGCGGCGACCTGCAGCGCGGAATAGCGTTTCAGTTCGTAAAACTGCGAATCTGTGAGTTTTAGGTCAAGCGTCTGGATGTCCGCCCCAATGGGCAGTGTGATGAGTCGCCGCGAATTGTCACGTGCCTGTTCGTCAAGGCGTTTGAGCATCGCGTCCTGTCCCTGTTTTTTCAGGTCGCCGACATATTTCACAACCGCATTCGCCGTGAGTCCTTTGCGGTAGAGGTCGCTCAAAAACTTCTGCGAGGCTTTGTTTCCCG